CGCCGAGCGCAAGAGGGCGGAGCTGATGCTCGACCACTCGAAGGACGCGCCATGTCCCACCGTTGGCACGGTATGGCACAGATACGCCCTGCCCGACATGGAGCTCATGGTTGAGAGCGGCGATCTGTCGAGGACGACGCTCGACCAGTACAAGAGGTGGTGGAAGAAGCACGTCGATCCGAGGTGGGGCTGCGTCCCGTGCGATGACGTAAGGCCGCTCGCCGTGCAGCAATGGGTGTCCCAGCTCGGATACAGCCAAGCGACCAACGCGATGCCGATACTCAAGAAGGTGATGGGGTACGCGGTGCGCTACGAGTTCGCGGTGACGAATCCCATGAACGAGAAGTACGTCATGCCGTCCAGGACAACCGTTTCGAAGAGGGACGCGGGGACGTGGAGACTGGCCGACCTCGGGCGTGTGTGGGGCAAGCTGCACGGGACATGGATGGAGCCAGCGTTCATCATCGCGGCGTTCGGCGGCGTCCGCGTGGGCGAGTCCCTTGGGCCTCTAGCTGGCGAGGTCGAGCACCGCGTAATCGACGGAGTTGACGTCGCGCTCGTGCCAATACGAAGGCAGGTCGAACATCATGGGAAGGTGGAGGAGCGCCTAAAGAACAGGCAGAGTTCAAGAACCGTAGCCATAGCTGGGAGTGCCGCTGTTAGGTTGTGTGATATAGCGATGTCTAAGAATGCCGAGTCGTTCCTCACAGATGACGGATTCGGCGGACACGTGACGCAGGAGAGGTACACGGCGAACTGGCGCAAGCTCGGTCTCGGTCACCCATTCCGTAACCTGCGCAACTCATACCAGACTTGGATGAGGTGGGAAGTTGGCATGAAGCCGTACTACATAGAGGTGGTCATGGGGCATCAGGTCGATGGCGTGACGGGCGAGCACTACGACCGCCCGTCACCTGACCAGATAGCAGAAGCCGTCGCTAAGGCGTGGAGGGACTACATCGATGGCGGTGGCGTCGACCCACTCGCCTGATTGTTGCGCTTATTGCACATTGTTGTTTGATGCGAGTAACTGCAAGACATACTAGGCAAAATAGGGAAACAAATCGTGGGTACTAGGCCATCTACCTGCGGTTTTGTAAAATCAGGCTTATCGGCCCACTTCGCACCTTTCTTTTCCCTCGTTTCACGGTAAGAGTTTCCGCAGGTAGTTGTTGTGTCTCGTGACACACGTGTCACTGGTTTCGCCCATTTGGGAAAAGTTAGGGAAATGCTTTTGATTCAATATTTTATATGCACCGACATAGAAAAAGGGCCCCTCCCCCACGTCTGGGGAAGGGGCCTCGGCGCTCCCATGGGTATCGGCCACAAGTAGGCCTGCTACAAGCGCGCCTGCGGGGGATATGCCCCCGCTCTTGTCAGACCGTTTCGGGCCGTCACCGCCGCTTGACCTTCCCGCCTATCCGCCCCGTGCGCACGAAGCGGAAGAACCCAGTGGCTCGTGTCGGCGGGCGGGTACCTTTGTGCTCTGAGCAGGGAGATTATAGCAGAAAGCCCCACCCGACGCATCAGGTGGGGCCACCGCTCAGCCGAAGCCTTCGCGGGCGATTCTGTCGGCTGGCACGGCCCAACTCCCCTACGGGCTAACCAGACCACGCAATGTCTGCGAGTGCGGAATCGAACCGCACGTGCCAGCTTATGACCTCCCCGCCTATATTAGCGCTCTTTTCTAGCTACCACGAAGGTCACCTGCTCGACGTGGAGGCAGTTCTTGCAGATTGCGTCGCAGACCCTTACCCCGTGGTTTGTCGCGCACGAGTACGGGAGCAGGTACATGGGCCCCCCGCACTTGGGGCACCTGTCCTGCGTCTCGGTTGCCTCCACTAGAGCATCGCCCCCGAGAGGAGCATGGCGCAGAAGGCGACGACCCACTTGGCGGTTGCGAAGATGCCGATGCACGCGAGGAGCAGGGTGACGCCGAGCGCTACGTCCGCCTGACGCTCGCTGATGCGGCGCCTGCGCATGCGGCTCATCGGGCAAGCTCCAACATCCCGAGGGCGATGTAGCGGTCCTTCCTGCTTGACGCGCCGATGTAGTGCCCCCACGCGTAGCCATCGTCACCCAGCACGACGGCATCGATGGTCACCTTGTCGCCCTTGGCGTAGCGGACCTCCTTGCCGCCGCTCATGACCACCTTGCCCGTCTTGGTGCTCGGAGCGTCGCGGACTCGCAGGAAGTCGCTGCGCACGGTAACTGTCTTGTTCACTGGGAATCCCTCCTCGGTCGAGTCTGCGGGGACGGTGTTCATCGGCCATCCGCCGCCCACGAACCCCGCGCCAGTGGGAAGCAGGCGCTCTGCCACTCCCCTGCTGGGCGTGCTGTCGATGATGTACGGGGTGGAGCCAGAGCGGCTCACGACGCCGACGTGGCCCGTGTTAGTGCGGCTCGTGCCGAAGAACACGAGGTCGCCGGGCTTGAGCTTGGACTTGTCTGTGGTCCAGTGGCCGCTGCGCCAGACCCAGTCGCTCTGACTGCCGTCTCCATTTTGATGACCCTGCCAGCCAGGAATTGTCAGGCCAGCGGCCTTGTACGCGCATGTGGAGAGGTACGAGCAGTTGTACGACCGACCCTCCACGCCGCCGCTCGGGGTGTAGCTGTATGCGCAACCCAACTGCTTTCGGCAGTAGGCCACAATCTTCGAGCGCACGTCACTCATGGCCCAGTCCCTCCTTGCTGTGAAGCAACATCTGGTACCACGGCGCATCCGAAATCTCAGGGTGCATCTCCGCGAAAATTTCTAGCAGGCTCCAAAGCTCCATCAGCGACAGGCTCACGGTGATGGTGAGCAGCACCGGCTGCACGCCAAGTTCGAGCCCGCCCAGCAGCATGCCGTCGACGACGTCGGCGACCACGACCATGCCAAGGTTTGACAGCTTTCTGATGAGGCCGCTGCGGAACTCATGCGAGCTGAAGTCGTGCTGCACGAATATGGCGTTGAGCACGCCGAACGCCACGTCCATGAGGGCGAGGGCGCAGAGCGCGATGATCGCCACCTGCGCCTTGCCGTCGCGGACGGGTTGGATGAATACCTCTAGCGGGTGCATTTCGCTCCCCCGTTCTGGTCGCGCATGTACATGCGGAGGCCCCTCCCGCGCGACCGCATGGGAAGGGCCTCCGTTGTTACCTCTTGTGTGCGCGTGCTATTCGACCAGCTGCCACCCCTGCGGGTAGGCCTCGGGCGAGTACACGTTGGCGTCGATGAGCGACTCGTACACGGGGTCGGTCGCGCTCGGGTAGTGGACCTTGTCGCCCGTGTTGTAGGCGTCCTGCGCGCCCGTTGGCTGCACCCAGACGGGGATCTCGCCCTCCTTGGCCGTGCGCACCCACAGCGCGGGCGTCGCGGGCGGCTCCCAGCCCTCCTGCGAGGTGTGCGCCTGCACGCAGCGGTAGAGCTTGCCGTCGTACTGCACGCGCACGCCCTCGGCGTATGCGGTGCCAGCGACCCACTCGGGGTACATGTTGGTAACCATCTCGGCCTGCTCGTCGGTCAGGATTGGGAGCAACTCATCGAGAGCATCCTGAACCGGGTCGGTCCACTCTGGGAAAGAAGGACTGTTTTTAAGAATATCAAAGGCCTGCTCCTCGGTGAGGATGCCCTCGTACGGGGACACGATGAGCTTCGTGATGTAGCCAGACACGTTCTCGCCCGAGCTCTCCACGTCGATAACCGTGTCCTGCCCGATTCGGCTTGTGATGCAGGTGATATGGTGCTCGTTGCGGACCACACCATCTGGCATCATAACCTTACGAATCAGTGCTTCCAAAATATCCTCCTTACAAAGCAAATACGAAATGGAACGTAAGCCAACTGGATGTGGCTATCGAGGTGTTGGACGAACCGTTGCGGTAGCGCGAGCAGTCCACGGTGCCATCCTCGTTGACTTCAAGAAGCCACTGTGCGCCGCCAGTGCCTTGGCACAGGCAGTTGACGTAGCGCGGTGGCCTGAATCCAGTCGGAAGCGTGCCAATCACAAGCGTCGCGCCAGAGGCGACGGACGCCTTCGGCTTAACTGCACCCGTGATGGTGACAAGCGTTCCCATAATCTTTTTATACCTTGGCGTGCTCTCTTCGTCGTAAGCTACGACATTGTCCGAGAGCGGAAGGTTCGCCCATGCGGTCTCGCCGAGTGCGGTGCGCCAAGGAGCTGGGTCGTGAATGTCAACCACTCGATTGCCGTTGTTGTCGATTAGCAGGTTGAGCGTGTTGTAGATGTTGGAACCGTTAACAGCCCTCTGCGCCTCAAGCTGGAGGCCGCGTTTACCGTCCGTCAGGTGCATGCCG